GAGTTATAAAGTCAGGTAAAAATCTGCTGACTCTCATCATATATTCTCCATCCCCTCTAAATGTAATTCCTTGTTTTTGATCTTGGGTGATATCAAAATCTCCGGAAAGAATGTTAGATGGAACAGCATATGTGGTTCCACCTTTAATATAATTAACTCCTTTTTCATGTTCGTAGTAAGTTGAAATTCCATCTGTGTTTCCTACGGTATCACAGGTATCCGTACCTGCATCATAGTATGTAGCATGAGGTAAACCAAAAACAGCTGAGTCTACCCAGGTAGTTCTTGGAAAAATTGTACTTGCATTAGTATACCAAATAGGTCTTTTTGCAGTTGAATCTAAATAACTATACACCACACATCTATTAACCACGTTAGAATCAGAGGTTGGATAAAACCACATTACTTCTCCGAACAAGTTATTAATTCCACAATATATAAATTGATTCGAAGTTGTATTTAAATTATCATAAACATAATCTTCCACTAAACAGTCCATTGATTCTAGTTTACCAGTGAACCTAAAGAAACCATTATCAGACATCCAGTAAGCAGCACCATCCACCTCGACAGCCGCATTCTTTCCTATCAATCCACAGTTAGTTCCCACTTGTTCAAAGGCAAATGTAAAAGGTTGACCCACAAAACGCATGGTAAATAATGAGGTATCCGTCCATACGTAAATTGCATTTCTACCTAGTTTAGATCCCATGATCCGTGATCCGGCAGCCAGTCTTTGTGTACCCGCACTATTGGTTGCTGTAGGTGTCCAGTCACCTATGTCCTCTTGAGAAGAGAATCTGATAAACATATCATCTTGTGTTGTTGTGTCACCTATAGTTGTTTCTGTTCCAAATAAAACTAAGTGACGATCAGGAGTAGAGACTAACATATCTCTAGATGCTGTTGGTGCACCACTAACAATTGTTGCTCTGGTCTGGCTTGCATTAGATAAATCTGAATCCCATTCAAATACTGCCCCATTAAAAATTAAAGCTAACAAAGTACTTCCTAAATTGTCCAAGGACCATAAACCAGGTTCTGCAACTTTATCAGTTGTAGCCGCAGCTTGACCCCATGCAGCATAATTACTATAATCAGTAACTGTGGCTCCAGTTAAATGAGAGGCGTTTGTTGTTCCTCTAACATTTCTAGTAATCCCTGTTAGATCACTTCCTGAAACTCCTGTATAAGAAATTTCTTCTGTACCTACTTGAATATAATTTGTACCCGTTGTTGGAAAGCCAGTTACAGAAGTTAAAGTAATACTGGTTCCTGATCCACCAGTTCCATAAGCGTCTGCACCTAACGCTCCATTCAAAGTTGTAGTTTGAGGATTAGCTGCGGTACCACCAAATTGAGATATACCCCATCCATAAACTCCAACCTGTTCAGCTGGGCCTACGGGATAGTACCATTTAACTGAAAGATCTCCATCAGTAGCGGTTGCACTAGCGTTGGAGCCCATAGTAATAGTAACTGAGGTAGTGTCTACTACTTCAGTTATCATAAAAGTTTTATTATCAAAATCAGAAGCAGAATAACCTGAGCCTGTTGGAGGTGTAACATTTTCAAGATATAAAATATCTCCTGCGGTCATTCCAGCTGTAGAAGATAAAGTAATTGTAAGAATAGCAGAGCCACTATCAGAAGCTAGCTTGTCGGTTAATGCTCCGAAGTCAGTTTTAATTGGGTGAATATCATAATACACCCCTCCAGAATATGCGTATAAAATTCTATTGGTTCCAATGATGGCATATTTAATACCTTCTTTGTTAACCATTTGATGAAGAGCTCGAGCCGAGCCTGTTAAAGATTTGTCTCCTAATTGAGACCATCCTCCTATTTTTTCAGGAGTACCATATCTAAAACGCACATTCTCCCCACCTGTCCATTGTGCTTCAGCACCTGTGGGGGTAATTTGTTTGTTGAATCCTGGTAAAAACCCTATTTTTTGTAGCATATAAAAACCTGTTTAGTGAGGTGTATCTCAGATTCAGGGGTAATTCAATCATAAACTATGTTCAATACTAGTCTAAAATCCTTGTCAGTACACGTTGTCCCTGAATGAAATTCAGCACCAGGGAAGGTAATTAAAGTATTCTTTCTTGACATTATTTTTTCTTCTTTAAATCTTGTATATCCATTGTTTGTATTAAGATATAAAATAGAGGTCAATGCCTTCGAAGACTCGTTATCTATATGAAAATCATGTTCAATAATAGTAGGAGTTTTGGTCAATAGATTAAGCTTGATGCGAATTAAATTGTTAATTTTTAATTGATCTAGAGTAGGTTTAAGAATATCAAAATGATGGCTTGACACCCTTTTGTCTTTATAAAATATGTGAACAAATTGTTTGTGTACATCATTGTCGTCGTACACACCTTGGATAAACCATTCAAATAAATTTCCCAACACTGTTTTATTTAAATGTTGTATATCTTTTTTTTTCAAAAAATTTCTTTTTATATCTCTCATGATACATATCCCTCAAAAGAAGAATTGAATACTACCACACTTTTACGTTTATTGGATTTATTAATTGGGGATCTGTGGTAAAGATGCGATGAAAAAGTAAGAATGTCTCCTTCTTTCACCTCTACTTTAGACCCGTCTTCAAATTCTGTTGCTATCTCCGTGTCTGGGAGTTCTAAAAAATAAACATTAGAGAACTGACAACCTGAATGGTTGTGCCATCCGTGAAAGTTTTTCTTTTTGTATTGTTGAAACCAGGCTTGGTGAATAATATAATACTCACTCTTAAACGAAGAGGCCATGTCTACTAAAGAAGTTTGTAGATGTGAGTAGAAGTAATCCCAATATTCTCTAGGCTCATTAGCAGGTAAATAAAAATCTGTTTTAGTTAAAGACTCCGAGTAGTCATTTCTAACTACATGGGGCATTTTTTTAATCAAGTCTAAGACTTTATTTTTATGCAGTAAGTGATCTTTAAAAGGAACTACTTTTATCATATATTTTATTTCCTACACACAGATAATCTAGATCTGTTGTTCTTAATAATTCTTTAGCATCTTTTATAGTATTGCACATAGGTTTTCCTGCTACGTTTAAAGAAGTGTTTAAAAGAATAGGGACATTTGTTTCTTTTTCAAAAGAGTCTAACAGTTTGTAAAAAGCAGGGTTTTGATTAGGGGTAACTGTTTGAGGTCGACATGTATTATCTATGTGAGTAATTGCTGGCATATTAGGTACCAATACTTTGGAAGAAAATAACATGTAAGGAGAGTTGTCTATATCAAAATAAAACTTAGCTTTGTCTTTTTTAACAGAAGCTCCATAAGGTCTCCAAGGTTCTCTATGTTTTACTTTTTTGTTTAATATGTTTTTTCCATCTTTAATCATAGGATTCATAAGTATTGATCTATTGCCTAAAGCCCTGGGTCCAACTTCTCCTTTTCCTTGATACCAACCAACGATCTTATCTTTCGCTAATAGTTTAGCCACCTTATTAATTGTTTGAACCGAAGCCATATTTTTTGGTAATTCGTCTTCTTGAATATAAGGATAGTCTTCATAAAACTTAGTTGGTTTTTCCATCCTTGCATTACCAAATCTAACACAACCTATAGACAAGCCACCATCATATGCAGGGGGTTCTATATTTAATTTATAACCCATGTCTAATAGTCTTCTGTTCCAATTAATATTTAAGGCACACCCTCCCGAGTATATAACTTCTTTGCTTTTATCTATATGACTAAAAGATTCTTTTACCCATTCAAAACATACCTCATCAATAGTTTTTAAAAAATCTAACCATTCTGGATGCATGATATTGTCGTAGGTGTAATAATTTTTTATAAATTTATAAAAATGATTTCTATCCATATCCATCATATTATTAAAAAGTTTTTTGTTTATTTTTCCATATTCCATTAGTCCCATAATTTTACCTGAGACATTACCATATCCACCGTCATGAAGTTTCATCGGCTCTTCTAAAAATATAAAGACAGCACCTGGACCTACTCCTTTTTTTCTATAAAACTCTAAGTTGCTCCAGGAGGTAGAATAATTTTTGTTAGACCCCTCACCGTCAATAACTACAAATTGTTTTTTTTCGTTAAAGCTAGAGTTAGACCAAGCATGAGCATTGTGATGATCTAGTAAAATTTCTTTTGAGTTATGAAAATCTTTTTTACGTACCCAGTATAAAGTATCTTCATGTGGAAAGAGAGGAATTTTATAATCATCATTCCAAACTCCAGAGTCTGTAGAAACAAATAAATCTACATCTTCTAAATTAATATTCCAATCATGTAACTTTTTATAGTACCACCAATCTGGTGCTGGCATTTGTTTAATATTTTTTTCTCTTTCATACTTTAAATATTTAAATAACTTCCCATTTTTCGATACAGCAATACTTGAATTGTTACAAGCTTTTCCCAGTCCAACAACGATCACTCTTTTACGCCTTTCGAAAGACTGAGATCAGTTGTAAAATTAGCGGCCACAGAAATTCTTTCGCCCTTGCTTTTAAAGGGAATAACATAATGCATTAGATTAAAAGGAAAGATAAACATATCCCCGGGTTCCGGTAAATGTGCATGTTCTGTTATGTTATGTAATCTCTGTTCTCCGTACCTAAAAACAATACCACCAGGGCCTTCAGAAGATCCTAAATAATCTTTGTTTTCTTTTAAAAGATCTGGAGGATTATCTAAATATACAACACCAGAGAAGTGACAACTGCTATGAGTATGTGGAGGATTAGATTCTCCAGCTACCATATAATTAACCCATGCAGAGTTACATGTTAACGGTCCAAGGGTATTATTATGAAACTTTTGATAGCCATGTCTATAACACTCTAAATACTCTCGTATAATTGTTTCATATTTTTTTTTATCAATAAAGTACTCATCTTCAATCACTCCAGCTAGTTTTTTTCTAAAATCATATTTCTTTGATTTAACACATAGTTTTTTTATAGCAGCTGCGTCTTTACTATTCACCTTAGTCTGCATTAAAAATGGTCCAAAGAATGGGTGGTAGTAATCAATCATTTAAAATCCAATACACATGTAATTCTTCTGTGCCTACATTTCTTTACGCCGTGTTTATATTTTGAATCAAAAAATATTATCATTCCATCTTCTTCTATCATGTAATATTTTTTATCACCGTTTATAAAATAAAGCGGGTTATCAGAAGAGGACTTTACAATAAGAATACATGACAATAATTCAGGCTCATGGTTGTGGGGATTACAGTAGTTATCTGTAGAATAATAGTTTACCCACCACCAAGATTTATTTAATTTGGTTTGTGTATATTTTTTTAAGTAGTTAAATGAAAAATCATACAGTTCATTAAAGAATGTATAGTCCGGATTAAAACCTGATGTCAAAGCTTTAACATTGTTTAAATCTTTTTTCCATTTGTGTTTTTCTGCATACACAACTTTTTTAATTTTTTTATTTAACTCAGGTTCTATGGTTGTTACTTTTATATTTAACATTTATTTAAAAATGGTGTAGGTTGCAATAACCATTCGAGGTTGATCGTTATAAATTTCTTTTGGTCTGTGTTCAAGTTTAGATTCCCATAAAAACCAATGATGTAATGTTGGTATGGTCTCAGCCTTAAAGTATTCATTCCTGTATTCAGTTCCATGGGTTGTTTCGGTCAAGTAACAAATACCTGAAACTTGTTTAGAAGAATACTTTTGTTGATAATGGGTGTGCCAGACTGCAGGGGTCTGTTTATTTTTGTCCACATATAAAACCCAAGATCTAGTTTCAAGTACTTCTTCTCCAGGAAACAATTTATTTAAATTAGTATAATAAGCATCCTTTAATTTAATAATTTCAGAGTGTGGTATATCTAAAGCATCAGCTGCAGATTGTTCCTTGGGATGAATACAATTAGGATATTGAGGGCAACACTTACACGCATCTAAATAACTTTTAAAAGAGGTTATTAATTCTTTATTATTTAATTTATCGAATTTACAAATCCGTATTGGTATTTCAGATATATCTGTCATGGCTTAAAAGGAATAAAATGGTTGCCTATTAAATCATCAGAAAGAGATTCAATAGGAATTATATCAAAAGCAATTGTTACGCGAGGTCTCTGAGATTCTGTCCACCTCGAACTACTGTGTTCATCGCCTGCGCTTTTGCCAACAACTATTAATCCTTCTTCACTTTTAACTTTTATGTTCTTCGTAACTTCAGGGATTCTATACTCAGTAAAACTGTTTCCTACTTGAGCACAATAAAACCCATGCCATACCCCCTTATCAGGAGGCCAATGAGGATGCCAATCTACTTTCTGACCTTTTCGAAAAACATTCAACCAGCTTTTTAATACATAACATTTATCTTCGAGCAATTCAGGGATATGTTTAACTAACTCATAGTATAATTTATTTAACTGTTCACCAGGGAAAGTAAGAAGATTATATTTATGATTATGAGCACTCGCCATGTTACCGTACCAATCTGGATCAATATTTGAAAAATTCTTTATTAAGGTTTGTTCTATTCTTAGACAATGATCTACTAATTTTTTATTATTTATAGAATCTGTTTTAAATCCATATAGATAATTTTCATTAAATATAATCATTAACAATAACTTTTGTCTGTGGCCCCTCTTTTTCTTTTATACCATGCAGGTAAACCAGGGTGAGGTCTTGTATCATATAAATTATTTTTAGCGCCTTCAGTTTTTTCATTGTTATAATGAAGAAAAACTTGCGCACATTTCTCTCCTTGCAAAGGCTCTCTCCAATGCTCTACCTTCTCACCTTTGTATATTATCATGTCGCCAGGTTTTAGATCTATTCTAACTCCTTTTAATCCTTCTCTACCAGACGGCTCTAAATAAATCGGCCATGGATCTCCTCCTAAATTTAAAGTAGCAGAAATCTCACAACTAAATCTATCCTTATGTCTTTTTAAGATGTCACCTTTTTTATAGACTCTAACGTATGAATAATTTTCTAAAAGCTTTAACCCTGTCTTTTTTTCCATAAGAGGATGTAATTTTAATAATAATGTTTCCATGACTATGTCTGAGTAGTGAGCATATGTATCAGGAACTTGTTGGTCACTTTTTTCCCACACTCCAAAAGCTTCTTCAAATGGAGATATGTATTTTGTCCTAAACATAGTGGCAGCTACATCTCTTTTTAATAATATATAGTTAAAACAAAACCTAACTATTTCAGGGGTAATAGCTTTTTTAATAATTAAATAGTTATCTTTCTCCAGGCTCATATTGTTGGTGCCCTTCCCTGTACTAAATCTTTATGTACAGCTTGAACGTTCCAATGAATAAACCTAAAAGGCTCTTTTCCTGGGTCTACTGTAAAAGCATGTGGTAAAAAACTATTAAAGACTATTAAGGCACCTGGATTACATTGATAAGAAACTTGTATATTAGATGGATTTGTATCCCGATTTAATACAACCGGTAACTTGGACATGGCTGCCGTAGGTCTAGGATCAAAGAAAACAGGTTGCGAAGTCATGGGAGAAGCTTTTAAAAAATAAAAACCTGACACGTGACTATTGGGATGAACGTGAATATGTTGATGTGCCCCACCATTCTTACAAGCTTCTTGTACCCAAAAATCAGCTACAACCGGGACACGGCTCTCTAAATTATAACCTTGTTTTTTTAAAAAACCCCAGCTTTGATTTACTACATAATCTAAAAGAACTTTAAAATTAGGGTCTCCTTGTAATGGACCTGAATGATGTATGATTCCAAAATCTTTAGTTTGACGAATTAAAGATTTGTTTGTTATTCTTGTATTTTTAACATGCACATTGGCTGCCTTATTTAAAGTTTTAACCCACTCAGGTTTATAGTGTAGCCAGATGGGGGAAGCAAAATGAAGTTCTTCTTTAATTGTATCTTTCATAATTTATATATACCCTATATATTTTATTTGTCTAGTGATAAGGTTTACCACAAATCCACATAACTAAGGTATATCTAGCTCCTTGTGTAACCTTATTTACTCTATGCCACATAAAGGAAGGAAAAACTACAATAGAACCTCTTGGAATTATTTCCCTACATTGTCCTGTCTGTATAGTTCTGCCTGGTTCGTTATTATTTTTTGCAAATTCTAGTTCACCACCTATATAATCTTTTGGATCGGATAAACTGCATACTACAGTTAGCTTTCTTATTTTATTATGTAGATTTATATCATCAGGTTTATCGTATGGTATATCCCAAGAGTCACAATGCCAGCCGTAATATTGATTTAATTTATATTTAGTAAACTGACATGATTCGGATAAGTCCCATTGAAAATTCCATCCGGAGCTTTCATTAGCAATTTTTACATAAGGTAGTACTTCTTTATATATCCAGTGATCATCTAACCAGGCAATATTAGAATCTCTTTTCTTTTTTAAATCTTTAAGTTCGGCGCCAACTAAATTTTTTTTATCTTTAAACTTACCAGTTATTCCTCGCTGTTCTTTTTGAGAATTACCATATTCAATAAGTTCATCACAAAATCTAGGAGATAAGATTTCTTGAAAATACCAATATTTATTTTTTAAATTCATTCGTAATCCGTAATTAAAGTATATCTTGGTTGTTGTAATTTTTCTACAGGAAAAACTGCATCATGTAAAATATTGCCATCGAATATTAAAATAGAGTTTTCATGGCCTGGAACAATCACTTCATCCTCTTCATACTTTAAATGGGTTCCTAAATTAAAATCTTTATTTTGAAGATAAAAAACACTTGCAAAAAGATTAACATGTTTATGATAAACACTTCTTTGTTTTCTATCAACTTTTAAGCTCCAACATTTATGAATAGATTTTTTATTAAACTTATTCATTTCAATAGTTAGTTTATCAAAAAAATTCAACCAGTGTTTTTCTTTGTTTATTAAATGTAAATCCGATGTAGTTTGTACACCTGAATTTAAATTATCATCGTGGACATTATGTTCAAAATTTAATTCTACATCTTTTAATATTTTATCTAAATCAGATTTAGATAAAAAATTTTTAAGTAAGAGGTAATCTTTCATCATAGGTGGCTCTTAAAACTATTCTTTGTTTGTCGGATTTATTTGGTAAAATATAATATTCTAAATTAGAGTTGAAAAGCACGTATTGATTTCCCTCTATGGGAAGAGTCCAATACAAATCCTTTTTACGATTATCATCATACTCAATGATTATCTCATTGTTATCACTTTTTATAAAATAAAGTAAAACAATATCAGGGCTATCTTTTAAGTTAGGATAATTTAAATGATGTCGTTTTAAAGATCCCTCACCTTTTCCATGAACCATTACGTCAAGAGATTTTCTCTCTAAAGTCTTGTTCCTTTTTAATTGAAACTGTCCTTCAGCATAATCTAATATCCATATAATATCCTGCATCAAAGGAATATCAATATCGTTGAATCGATTTAGTTTTCGTTTCTTTAAATCTAAAGTTGCAAAATTTATAAATTCAAAGATTTTATCAAAGTTAACGCTAGATAATGATAAGGGTAATTTTCCGTGTAGGATTAATTTTTTTGATAATTCTATTTCTTTCATTAGAACTTTTTATTTGTTAACTTAGTGTGTCCCCTTATTTGTTAAGTGGATCGATATAACCTTCTACTCTCCAAACAACCTCTTTGTCCCATGATTGAGCCCCTTCGTTCCAATGATACAAATCATCTACGCCATTAGTTTGAGTTGATGGTTCTGGAATAGGTGCTTCCCAATCCATTGTTGTTTCGTTTATGGTCCAGCTTTCAAAAGAAACTCCGTCTTCGCTCTCGGGTCTAGGAGGAATAATTGCATCTTTAACAGGATCATATGTAGATCCAGGGACTGCATAATTATATCTAAGCATTTTGCTTTGATCATCTCCAACTGTGCCGTCGTTATTTAAATATCTTCCTCTTCTTGTGTTATAAGAAGTTTGTTTCCAGTTACTCCATCCATGAACATTTTTTAAAAAGTTAATACCTACTTCTTCGTTCTCTACTCCATTCTTAACGAGATGCTTATCATGAACTGAATGAACTGAAACAACAACATTGTTTTCATCTAATTTTGCAAAGTGTGCCATGGTATTATTGGAACTTGTATCTAATTGCTACGAATCCTGATCCTCCAAGTCCTGGTGAACAAGCTCCTGCGCCAGTGTTTCCACCGCCACCGCCACCGCCAGAATTAGCTGGAGAAGGACTGTTTGTTTGGCCTCCGCCTCCATATCCTCCTGATCCTGGTGAGCCTGGAGAATAAGTTCCTCCTGCGCCACCGCCAGAAAAATATCTGCTAGAACCTGATGGTCCCGGTGTTCCATAACTTGGTGCTGTTGGTCCAAAGAATGATGTTGAAATACCTGATCCGTTTCCACCACTTCCTGCTGGTGTAGTAAATCCAGGTGCTCCGTTAGTTCCTGAGCTATTAGCTCCGCCTCCGCCACCTGCTCCTGGCGAACACCCACCCGTAGAGTTTCCTCCTGGGTTTCCTTCTGGTGGAGAATATCCTCCTGCGTTTCCAGAACCACCTGGGCCAGTTCCGTTAGTTCCGCCACCCGATCCTCCAGGTTGGCCGTGTCCTCCACCTCTTGTAGAAGCAATTGTGCTAAAAGTAGAAGGGGTTGCCGCAGTTCCTCTGCTTGGAGCTGTGCCGCCACCTGCACCAACTTGTACAGGATAAGCAGTAAATGCCACCGGAGTACCTGCTAATGCTGGACTTGGATAGTTTGTTCTCCATCCACCGCCTCCAGCTCCGGCACCTCGGTACATTCCACCACCTGGGCCACCGCCTCCAATACAAAAGTATTCGACGGAGTTTGATCCAAGAACAGTTCCTTCATTAGAAACGGTCAAAGTACCATCGCCTGTGAAAACATGAATTTTATAGTCGCCGTCTGTTATAGTAGTGTCGCCGCCAGTTGCACTAACATAGGGTGTAATGGTTCTTGATCCACCTCCAAATCCTAAATTTCTATATCCAAAGTCAGTCATCCTTATCTCCTATTATGCGTCGTTAGGTAAGTTAGTTGCGAAGTATATTTTAACTCCTAATAATTTAGCATCGCCTGTGAATGTATCGCCAGCCGCGTCTGCGTCTCTGTAAATATTAAAAAATACTTCCTCGTCAGCAGCTGGTGTTCCAGCAACCGTCATTGAAGCGCTTTGAGCGGTTACAGTCAAGTCATTAGCTGTTCCACTATAGGCATCAGTTATTAAAATAGCTGTTCCGAACGCTACATCAATTGGATCATCGTTAGCTGCAGCCACACCTTTACATCCCCATATACAGTCACCTGTATTTGTAGAGTCGGCTGTCCAAAAAACTTGATACATTAATAATTGAGAAGGATCCCAAGATTTAGGAAAAGCCACAGCAAACTGTGCATTTTCCTCTGTAGAAGGATCAAAATCTAATGATTTAAGTTCTGGTTGACCAGCGGTTAATTCTGTTTGTTCAAGATCAGCGCATCCCGCTGTAGTAGTTGGATACATTGCTTGAGATGGAACCCAAATTGTTTCTTTACCAGCTACTTTTACAGCTGCCCCATTTGATTGGACTACTCCAGTTCCTTTTGCAAGTAAATTTAGATCTACATTTGCATCGTCTCCAGTTACAGATAGCGTAGGATCTCCGCCTGTAGCTGCGTTAGCTATTGTAAATTCATTTACTGCTGAACCTGTTGCTGTGAATAAAATCGATTCTAATCCATTAGCATCTAAAATACCTGTATCAATTTTTGGTGAAGTTAAAGTTTTGTTTGTAAAAGTTGTAGTTGAAGATGCAGTTACAGCATTTAATCCTGAATCAACAATATTAGTTCCGTCATGCCACATAAGTTTGGCGTCTGTAGTTGCCCATGTAACTCCCGTTCCACTTACTGTTTTAAAAACAACACTTTGACCACCCGATGTTCCATTAAGAACAAGATATTTCATTCCAGTAATATCATCTGGAACAGTTACTGTAGATGTTCCAGTTAAAGCTCCAGTTAATTTAATTACTGCAGTTGCGCAAGTAGCGCCTGTT